AAAAAATTCCAACGGACTTTTAGGCTGTCTGAATACGTACAAGTATCTGGAGCAGATCTAGTGGATGGCGTCCTTGCAGTTGAATTGAAGGTAGTTATCCCAGAAGAAATGCGTCCTCGTAAAATTGAAATTGGAAAATTTAACGAGGTCGAAGATGACACACACAATCAACAGTTTCTTCAAGAAACTAGTAAATAACTATTATCAAGCTAAAGCAATCAAAGAAACAGAAAATGAATTGCGTAAGCTAACTGATAAAGAGTTAAACGACATTGGCATTAGTAGAGGCGATATCTATGCTATTGCTAGACAAGATGCAGATTTGAAAAGAGCAAATGTAAATGCTCCTTTTAATCCTAACCTAAGAGGATTTGTATAATGACTGCATTAACAATGAACTATGTCGTTAAGCCATTTAACGGTTTTTGGAAAGGCTTTATGGCTTGGACGGAAGTCGTTGGATATAGCAGAGCAGCAGCATATTTTGCAAGCCAAGGTCAATATGATCTAGCTAAAAATTGCATGATGCAAATTGCAAAGCTAAAAAACTAAAACTTGGGGCCGCAAGGCCCCTTATAACACACAGACACAGGAGATTATTATGTCTAATCCTTATCAAATTCGTACAGATATTCTTGCAATGGCAAAAGAAATGCTAGACAAGCAATATGATATGCAAATGACACTTGCTCATCAGGCAATGGATATGTATAAAGAGAACGCAGATCAAGCGCTTGAAGCTTATAAAAGATACGTTCCAAAAGCAATTACCCCAGAAGAAATTAAAGAGCAAGCTGAAAAGCTTTATGAATTTGTTTCTGAAAAGAAATAATTGAATGTGAAGAGGGCGCAAGCCCTCTTCTTTATTATAGGAATTAAAATGATTAAAATTTTAAGATTAAAATCGGGTGAAGAACTCTTAGCAAAAGTTACTATATCTGAATCTTCATATATGTTAGAAGACGTTTCTCTAATTATTCCAACAGAAAAAGGTATTGGACTTATGGATTTTATGCCATATTCTGATATTCCTGAGAATGGCTTTGTAGTTGAAGAAAGTTTTATTGCATGGATAGTAAATCCATCTGAAGGACTTCTAAATAAGTACAAAACAATTTACTCAAAAATAATTACACCAAACCAATCTTTAATCACATAACGTGTTTACTTTCCCCACAAAACTTGATATAATATTTACTATGACTATGGAGGAAAGCTTTGGAATTCTATACTAACGTAACTCGTTATGGAAGTAGTCTTCTATATCGTGGCTACAAAAACGGCCGCAGATTCGAAGACCGCATTAAATTTTCACCAACACTATATGTAGCAGATGAAAATGGTACCGCGTATACTATGAATGGTATACGTGTTTCTCCAATTTTGTTTGATACAATGAAAGAAGTAAAAGATTATCAAATGCGTTGGCGTGATGTTGGCGGCGCAGATAAAACACTATATGGTCAAACCAACTTTGTGTCTTCTTTCATTCAAGAAAAATTTCCAGAAGATATTCAATTTGATCGAGACATTATTAATGTTTCCACAATCGATATTGAAGTTGCTTCTGATGATGGCTTCCCTACTCCAGATGAAGCTGCTTATCCTGTAATTTCAATTACTATTAAAAACAATATTGATAATATCTATTATGTCTGGGGTCTATATGATTACAATCCTTCAAATTGCGTCATTGATGGTATTAATGCCAACGACATTGTTTATGTTCAGTGTAATGATGAACGAGAACTCCTCCTTCGGTTTTTAGCTCACTGGTCTTCTGACCGCCAGTGCCCTGATGTCATTACAGGCTGGAATACTCGTTTCTTTGATATTCCGTACCTTGTAAATCGTATCACAAAGGTTGCCGGTGAAGACTTTGCTAAAAAGCTTTCTCCTTGGAATGTAGTAAATGCTCGATCTGTTACAACTATGGGTCGTGAACAAAACTATTATAACCTTGAGGGTATTGCATCTCTTGATTATCTCGAACTATTCAAAAAGTTTGGTTACTCTTATGGTGCTCAAGAATCGTATAAACTAGATCATATTGGTCATGTTGTTCTTGGTGAACGTAAGCTTTCATTTGAAGAATTCTCATCTCTTCATACGCTTTACAAACATGACTTTCAAAAGTTTATCGACTATAACATCAAAGATGTTCAGTTGGTTGATCGGCTTGAAGATAAAATGGGTTTGATTACTCTTGCACTCACTATGGCTTATCGTGGTGGTGTAAACTATACTGACACTCTTGGTACAACAGCTATCTGGGATTCAATCATCTTCCGCGATCTTGCAAGTCAAGGTGTTGTTATTCCATCTGCTGAAGAAAAGTTTAAATCGGATTATCCTGGTGGTTATGTAAAAGCTCCCCAAGTTGGCTTGCATGAATGGGTCGTGTCTTTTGACTTGGCTTCTCTATATCCCAACATCATTGTTCAATGGAACATGTCTCCAGAAACAATTGTTTCAGATAAACGTGTTGATCTAGATCCAGATAAAGCTTTGGCAGGTGTTGTAAATCCGCATCCTGAATACGCACTTGCTGCCAATGGTGTTTTGTTCTCAAAAGAAAAGCAAGGTGTATTACCAAAGATTATTGTTGATTATTACAATGAACGTAAGTTCGTGAAAAAGCAAATGTTGGCTTCTCAACAAGAACTCGAAACAATTGATAAGTCTAATGTTGTTGAAAAGTATCGAGTTGAACGTGATATTTCTCAATATGAAAATCAGCAAATGGCCATTAAGATTCTGCTAAACTCTCTTTATGGTGCTCTTGGTAATAAGTACTTCCGTTACTTTGATTTGCGTGTTGCTGAAGGTATTACCCTTACTGGCCAAACTGTTATTCGTTGGGCTGAACGTTCTGTTAATGAGTTTATGAACAAAATTGTCGGTAGTGACAATAAAGACTATGTCATCGCAATTGATACCGATTCTGTTTATGTGAACTTTGGTCCATTGGTAGATAAGTTCGTAAAAGAAAACCCTGTAGATACTATTAATAAAATCTGTAAAGATCAGTTTGAACCAATGCTTCAAGCTTCTTATCAAAAGCTGTTCGAAGACTTTAATTGTCACACGCCTCGCATGGAAATGGATCGTGAAGCAATTGCTGATCGTGGTATCTGGACTGCAAAGAAACGTTATATCTTGAATGTTCATGACAATGAAGGTGTTCGTTATGCTGAACCTAAGCTCAAAATTATGGGTATTGAAGCAATCAAAAGTTCTACACCTTCGGTATGTCGTGATGCTTTAAAAGAGCTATTCAAGGTTATTGTAACCGGCGATGAAAATGCTACTCAAAAAGCAATTCAACATTTCAAAGAATATTTTACATCTTTACCAGCCGAGCAAGTATCTTTTCCACGAGGTGTGAATGAAGTAACAAAGTGGAAGGATAGATCTAATCTTTACAAAAAGGGTACTCCAATTCACGTCCGTGGAGCAATCCTATATAATCATTATACAAAAGATAAAGGGTTAGACAAAAAATACACTTTGATTCAGAATGGTGAAAAAATCAAGTTTTGTTATTTGAAAATGCCAAATCCAATTAAAGAAAATGTCATTTCATTTCCAGACTTTTTGCCAGAAGAATTACAGCTAAATAAGTATATTGATTATGATATGCAATTCCAAAAAACCTTTCTTGATCCTATTGAACCAATTTTAGAAGCCATTGGTTGGTCTATTGAAGAAAGGGTTTCACTTGAAGATTTCTTTGCGTAAGGAGATAAACATTGGTTACTATAGAAAAACTTAAAGGCCGTTTGGTTACATTAGAACAAAGGCATAAAGATTTGCATAAAAAGATTGAAGTTTTGGAAGCTGAAAAAGCTCCAGATAAAATTATTACTAATTACAAAAAGAAAAAACTTGCTTTAAAAGATGAGATCTCAAAATTAAATGTTTACATTTCTAAGTAGGTGTGATATAATATATCTACTAATGAGGAGAAATGTATGTTCAACGAGATTCAAGGTGAAGTTCTTGACACAGTAATTATTGGTCCAAAGAAAAACCCTGGAACAAATCTTAGATTGCTTAAGACTAAAAAGGGTAATTTAATTATCCAAAACTGGAGTAATTTAATGGATGCTTGGACAATTATGTATCGTTATGGTGACATTCAAGCACAATGGGACTCATGGAAAAGAATAGAGAAAAGTATCAATGAGCGTAAGAAAAGTAAACGAAAACCGGTGGGTACTGGAAGTAAAGGAAAACCAAAAGACAAAGGAACTGTATCTAGAACTACCAAACGAAGCTCTAAGTCAAGTAGGGTGGGATGAAGGTGATACTATTCTTTGGGAAGAACTTTCTAATGGGAACTGGTCTCTAAGTAAGAAAGAAGAATCATGAAATGGATATTTGATGTAGATGGTACTCTTACTCCAAGCAGGGGTAGAATGGATTCTGACTTTGAAAAATATTTTTTGTGGTTTGCAAAAACACATACTGTCTATTTAGCAACAGGTTCAGATTATCCAAAAACAGTTGAGCAAGTTGGAGAAGAAATTTGTGAAACTGTTGAAATATGCTTTAATTGTTCCGGAAATTCTATCTGGAAAAAAGGTAAAGAAGTTCATAGAAATGATTGGGTTTTAGAAGATATCCACCGTGATTTTTTAGAAGCAAAATTGGCTGAAAGTAAGTTCCATAATAAAACTGGTAATCATTTGGAAGAAAGACCTGGAATGGTTAACTTTTCTATTGTTGGTAGAAATGCTGAATTAGAAGATAGATTTCTATATAAACAATGGGATGAACATAAAAAAGAACGTGAAATGATTGCTGATGAATTTCTATTAACCTTTGGCGATAATATTTCTGTTCAAATTGCAGGTGAAACTGGACTTGATATTTACCCAAAGGGTTATGACAAATCACAAATAGCAAGTTATGTAAAAGGTGCTACTGTCTTTTTTGGAGATAAAATGGGCGTAGGCGGAAACGACTTTCCCTTAGCTTGTGAAATTGTAAAACGTACTGGTGGTAGAGCCATACAAGTAAAAGATTGGAAAGACACTTGGAAACAAATGAAAATTGTATAGGAGAACTAAATGTCTGATTGGGCAAATGATATTATGATGATGCACAACAAATTTGGTGTGCGCGATTGGTTTGAAGCCAATAAAGATAATAAAGAACTGATGAAAAAGTATTTGCGGTTTCGTCTGAAAATGTGTAACGAAGAAATGAATGAAACTATTGACGCTTGGCTAGATGGTGATTCTGAAGAAATTGTTGATGGTCTAATTGATCTTTGTGTTTTTGCTATTGGTACTCTTGACGTATTTGGTGTAGATGCTAACAAA